TTCGCGATGGTCGTCGGAACAATCGCACCGTTGCTGCCGTATGACATTCCGGGGCTGGCTGCTCTTTCTTCGCCTGTTAAAATAAAGTCAACGAATGCGCGTTCCTCCTTTTTTTCTTCCTGATTTTCTGTTTTTTCTTCGTTTTCGGAAACTTCTTTTTTCTTTTCCTCGATGTTCATCTCACGTGCCTCCTCCTCGGCATTTATTGTTGCGTCGATTTCTGTGATGAGCTTTTTTAGCTCGTTAAATTTGCTGATTTCATCTTCTGTCAAAGCCCGTTTTTCGAGCTTTGCCGCGTTCAAAATGTTCTGCATCTCTTCCTGATTTTCTGCTCGTTTTTCCGTTAAGTATTTAAGCTCCATTGTTTGATTTTCCTTTCGTCGCGAGCTTCTCGCTCGTTATTTTTGCATTTTAATATGCGCGAATTGGGTCCAGCGTCACGCTGGTATTTAAGTTCCAATTTATTTACCTCCAATTTGTTTTAAAATTTGTTCATACTCTGAATAATCAATTTTCTGCTCTGTTTCATCGATGATTTTCGCCTTAAACTCCTCACCTCGATACTCTAGTTTCGCTTCTTTATCAGCTCGCATTTCAATCGATGTGCCAACATAACAAGGGATTTTATGCTCATCAATTATCGAGACTTCAGCCAAATTCATTTCATCCACAAATCGTCGTTTTAAGCCATTTTCTAAACGTTCTTCGTGCTCTTTTAAAGCCTCAAACCCAAAACTCCAACCTCGAAGTTTTCCGTTTTTAGCTTTTTCGATTACTTCACCGTCCGTTATCTTGCAAATCGCCCGAAGCCCGATATTATCTTCAAAAAGCTCTACATTTCCTTGCTTTGTCGACCCTAAAACTCTCGATGGCTCGTGGTTTAAAAGGCACAAAACATCGTCACTTTTTTCTAACGCTCGCTGAAAAGTTTTCGGGCTAATTTGCTCAACGAATTTTTCGCCGTTCTCATCAAGCATTGGCCGCGAGTCTCTAGCAATCGCATTCACATAGCCATCCAGAAGCACGCTGTCATTCCTGATTTCTATGCGCATCGTTCTCACTCCCTTCATTTTTTTGTTTTGCCTTTACGTGCAAAAGCTCGGTCATTTCGGGGTTCGTCCTCTCCCCGAAAAGGCACGTCCTTGCCCCCTAACTCACCGTTTTTACGCTGGCTAGCGGACTACCACCTTTTCGTGGGCCCCTCCAGTTTTTCAAATTAAACGCAGAATCTAAAACAACTCTTTTAAGTCGACGCCATAAATTGCTTGCCAAGCTTCAGCCGGATAGGTTCGAACACTGCCGTAATTTGCGTCGAAAATTTTAGGCATTTCTAGCTCATGAGAGGTGCAATAGTTTCGAAGTGGTTTCCAATCAAATTTTGATTTCAGCCGTATCTCCGCAGCCTTTATGCTCGCAAACTCTTTTGACTTATCGAGTTTTCGCTTCAATTTTTCCACCTCCCTTGATTTTTGGCTCGCCGTGTTCATTGCCTCCCTTTTCTTTAAGGAAGAAAAGGAAGCAAAAGAACCTTTATTTCGCACACAAATTTCAGCGCGGGATTTCGAATTTTTTGCCTGCGCTTTTTGTGGTTCGCGAATTGGCCTGTGCGGCCGCGCACCTTCATCTCGTTGTTTCTGCATTAATTCCTTTTGCTCAACTTCGGCTGCCAAACATCTAAGCGCCTCCGGAAATGATTGTGGGATATAAAAACTCAGCTGTTTTTCCATCTCATCAAAGCGTTTTATATATGCTCGTTTAAAATCGTTGTAGCCGGTATAATTCATAACCAGCAAAATGAAGGCATTTTTATCAAGCAAATATTCCTTGTATTTGTTGCCTTGGCTCGTCGTAAATTCACGCTCGGAAAATTCTCCTACCGTTAAAACGTCCTCTATTTTCCTTAGTACGTCCTTATGCTCTTTTTCTAAGCCAACCGCTATATCACGGCTTCCAACCAGCAATTTCCCATTTTCGTTTTTGATGTTTACGTTTATTAATTTATTCATGCGTGTATCCTCCATTTTTGTTTTCAATATTTGTAATTTGATTTGTGTTTGGCGTGTAAACCTCTTTTGTCACCGGGTTAAATAGCACGTCTTGAAGCCCTAATTTGATAAAATTAAGCCCCAAAGGCTCAAGATTTTCAAGATATCTAACTTCATCTATCTGCATTAAATTAGATTCCAATGCGGTTTTATATGCCTCAAACCGAGTCTTAATATCGCCTTTAATAATCTCTTTTGTGTCGAAGGCAAAATAGAAAGACTTCTTCTCCTTCTCGAGAAGCAAGTCTCTATTTAAAGCACATTCAAATGTTGCCAGAATCGGCATAATAGCAGTCTTTATAAAGGTTTCCCAACTCCAATCTGTTGGCACACCAAAAATCTCTAAAATCGAATCAGACATTGACTTTTTGCTTTCATTTAGCTGCATTTCAACGCTGGTATTGCTGGCTTCTTGAAAGGTCAATCCTTCGTTTAAAATTATGACGTTTTCATCGTTGTTTGAGTAAAACTTATACCAGGCAGCCTTTAAAGCGTCGATTGCTTCTCTTGTCAGCCGATTTTTGGCGTTTATGAATCCCTTTTTGTTGCCTCCGGTTGAAACGAGATTTTGCTCGAACTTAAGCGTTGTGTACGCAACTTTTAAAAGCTCACCATTTTCCTCGATAACACCGCTGCCACGCGCTCCGTCTTTAGTTGCACGCAAAATTTTTAAAAAATCAAATGGCTTGTACGTTTGGCCGTGAACCAGAATGTTGTAATCTTTAAAAATCGGGTCCGTATTTTTCGTTATTAGAATATTTCGACAGTCCACATAATGTAAAGATTTTACAGAATTTTTCTGCTTATTTATATACGCGTAAGCGTTACCAATCAACAAATAATCGCGAACTAAAGCCTTTTTAAACTGCGCTCCGTCAAGTGTATCTTTTGTGTCCTCGTTGAGTAAATCGCAACGTGAGTCTGTCACTTCGACTGTTTTTCGCTTCCCGTCGGTAACTTCTTCGTGATAAAGTTTTATCGGAATCATCGATACAGTCTCGGCGATTAGATGCACGCATCGAGCGACTGCGGGGATATTTAGTGCTTGCTCACAGCTGATAGAATCTTGGCTTAAAATAGCGCTAAGTAGCACATCGTCAATGCTTCGCTCCGATTCTGTGTTTCGCTTTTTAACCTTAAATAAATTCATTTTTTATCACCATCTTTAATTCTTAAACGCGTGCACACGGCATATTTTATTACGCTAAGTAAAATGCGCGAATTGCCGGCGGCGGCTCGCCGCTAAATTACTTGCACGACCCAATTGTCGTTGAAAATCACGTCTTGCTGCAACAGATACACCGCATTGATTAGCGCCACCACCATATCGACCTTGCCCTGAGATTTTTTCTTCGTGACGTATCTGTTCATGTTGGTGTCATAAGTGCAGCGTGCGTTTTCAAAGTTTATCTCTAGCAGCGTATTTTTCTCATACTCAAACTCGCCATCTGTGATTTTCTCCGACAATAACTTGGTCGGAGGATGCAAGGTGTCGCTGTGCTGCCGGATTTCAACCGTATTGTACCGTTGGTTCCACTTTTGTGCACTCGAAATTGCATTATAGCGGTCAAAACCGATTGCTCTCACAGTAACACCATATTTTTCTTCAATTGAAAAAACAAAATCTTCTACGACGCCATAATCGATGGTTCTATTGCCACACGCGATACACTTACCTGCGGCTACAAATCGGCGGTAATCAAGCTTTTCAAACTTATTTTTCTCGTCAATTCGCCCTTCTGGAATAAAGCAAACCACATCAGCTAAGGTTCTTCCATTTTCCTCTGCACAAATTGCTACCGCGGTGTTGTCATTACTCATTGATAAATCCACACCAACGTAGACTTCGCGCCCAGTCCAATCGATTTTATTGACTCGACAGCGCTGTAAATCTTTGATGTCTATAAAGCTTTCAGTTCCGGCGCCTTGATAAATTATGTTGCAGTGTTTCGTCAGAAAATTTTCTCGTGCAGACTCGATAGAAATGGCTCTAGCTCGCTTTTTTAGAAGGTCGTCCCAAATCTCTGGAATCTCTAAGGCAACTGGGTTTGCGTGTTTCAAAATCGTATCATCGAACGACCAATTGTCAGTATTTTCCGGTTCGTAAAGCAAAGAAAACACTGTTTCATCATTCTGAGTGCCATCTAAAATTCTTTTAGCATAGTTGACCTCGTCTTCAAATGGATTGTTCGCCGTCGGATACTTCGTTGAAATTATGCAACCCAGCTTATTCAAAATATTTAACTGACCAGAGCGCATGGCTTCAATCGCGTAAGAGTTCGGCAAAGCCCCGACTTCATCAGCCAAAAAGACATTTGGAAGTTTGCCGTCCATTCTAGAATTGCTGTAGTTGAGCGGTGTATATCGATTTTCATTTGGAATAAATTCGATATAATCGCGCAAAATCTTGAAACGTGGCATGCCTTTGTTTTGATAGATAAGCGGGCTCGACTTTAAAATTTCCTCAATTGCCGTCTTAACTTCACGTGATAAAGCTCCATCTGGAGCCACTGAGTAGAATTTGCTGAATTTCGGTTCCAATAAAAAAAGAAGTATGAAAATTGTTGCTATTGTAAAAGTCTTAAAATTCTTTCGTCCGACTTCCAATATTACAGTTTCATATCTTCTACGGTTAGGATTTTCTCGATAAACAACACAAAGTGCAGCTGCATACAAAAGCCACTGATATCCGCATGAACACTCATAAATACTGCTCCCAGCTTTAAGTCCACGAGGCATTACAAGTAACTTTAAAATATTTTCAATTTGCCGCAGCTTTTGCTCATCCAGAAAATATTTTTCTGATTTTCCATCGCAGATTTCCAGAAACTTTTCGCACTGCTTGATAACGTATTTAGGCGCCGGAATCTCGTTTTCTAAGACCCTTTTTGCGTATTTGTAACTCGGATTTTCAATCATTTTGAGCGTCCCGACAGAATCTCAAGCAGCGGGTCTGGCTCATTGCTATCTTGCCGGTCTCGCAGCGTCGTGATTATTTTCATCAGCGTTACGACCGTCTTGTTCGCGCTGTCTGTAGTTCGGTTGTAATCCGAGATTGCCGGGTGCGAGTAAACATTTTTGCGTCCCTTAACGTATTCTTTCGTAACCAGCGTACCTTCTTCGTTAATCGTTCGCTCGAGGTCAGTCAAAATCCCAATTTGAACCTGGTAACGTTTGAACGTCGTTATGAAGAAAAAATTCTGCTCAACACCGTATTCCTCGGCAATTTTCAGTATTTGTCTTGCTTGCTCATTTAAATTTATCTGTGCCATTTTTACCTCCAGATTTCTAGATTTTTAATTTCCCGAAAACTGCGTCCATTTGTTTCTTGCGGGTTTTGTAATAATAAATCATCCAGTCCGCAAAGCTGTTTTTCGTACACATTCTAGCCCGCAAGCTATCTTGAAAGAGGCTTTGAAAGCAGCCAGCAGTTCCGTCAGTCTTTTGCTGCGGCGACGGCAGGACTTTGTAACCGTTTAAAATATGATTCAAATTGAATGTGTTCGGCTGAAAGCCAGAAAGGCCGTCGACTCCGCAACATGTCAAGCTGTCACCTAGACTGCGAATTCGGTTTTCGCCAGCGTAAATCTTCAATCCAATCGAATGGCATTTCTGTTTTAGCTCCAGAAAATCTTTTTTTATGTCTTCGTACTGATAAACAAAATCTCCGCCAACTTTGACTAAACCATCTTTTTTCCGCTTGAATTTCATCCCTTCGATGATAGCCCCGTAGGCGCCAGCATTTTTGAACAGCTTCAAGTTTTTATAAACGTCCAAAAAGACTTCTCGCATATACGGTTGCACTCTTACGATGGTTCTTCTTGCGACCCTTGACACGCTTTCTAAAATTTTTAACCGCTCCGCAAAGCTAGGACAGCCTTTTTCGAGTACGTCATATTTGTCGCAGACCATGCTGATTTGAACGACGCAGTTGCAGTTTTTTATGAGGTTCAGATATTCTTTGTCAGAGATGATTCTGCCCTTGGTTGACACAACAAACGGGTAATTTTCATCCGCAAAAATTTTCAAACATTTATATGAACTGCGATATTTTTTCTCGCACGGCTGAAACGGGTCAGAGAGCCCACCCCAGTGCAATGGAATATCCCAATCACACCAGTTGGTTTCTTTTGTTCTCGCGCCGCTAATGAAATTTGTAAGCGCCTTTGAAGTTTCTTTTTTAGAAATTTGAGAAATGTCGATTCTGTGCCGGGCAAAACAGTAACTGCACGCATGAGAACATCCGCTATAGTTGTCAAAACGTATCGGTAAGTCGCATAAATAGCACTGTGTTCCACATTCTGGCATCATCCTACCCCCATTTCGGCCAAGCACAGCGCAATCAGTTTTTGCTTACCGTTTGAAGCGAGGTATTCTTCAGCGATAGTTTTGTACTCAAGAGGGAAGATTAGCGTCATTTTGAAGCTGTCTTGCTCGATTTCCCTTTGGCCAAGCTCTTTTTCTAACAAGTCGTCTATAAAGTTTTCGCAAAGATTTTGCGTCTCATCCGCCAGTTCAAAACCAAAATCTGTCATATCGAAGTCCAGAATGTTATCGAGCTCCAAATTCAGCACATCGAAGTCAAAGCCAGTATTCATCGTGAGTTTGTTGTGTGCCAAAATATAAGCTTTTTTCTGCTGCTCACTCAAATGCGACAACCTGATAATTTCGATTTCATCAAAACCAAGCTGTTTTAACGCCTCGTAGCGCCCGTGTCCTTCGATAATGACACCGTTTTCATCAATCGCGATAGGGTCATTGTTCCCAAACTCCAAGATGGACCGTTTTATTTGCTCAATCTGTTCAGGTGGGTGAAGCTTTGAATTATTTTCATAGGGTTTAATTGCATCTATGCTTATCTTTTCTATCTTCAATGTGTGTTTTTCCTCCTTTGAATGTCAATCGTAAAATTAGACTCATCCGCGAGCAAAACGGCTTAATATCACCGTTAAAGCCTCGTTCGCGACTTGGCCCGTGCGGCCACGCACTCCAAAAAATTCACGTTTAGCTTACTCGGTGTAAATTTAGGAGGGCTGTCGGTGTTAAGCCATTCTCGGGCATTTTAACCCACGGGCTGGGGGGTACTTTTCATCCTCCTACCTACTAAGTATAGTGCTTAATTAGACTCATTGCTTCTTTTTATTCTCTTGTTCAGAAATAACTTTCATTACTTCATCGGACGATATCTCACCACGGTCGCACATTGCGTGGTGCATAGAACAAAGAGTAATTAAATTATTATCATCAAGTCGCAGCTCTTTGCTTGCGTTAATTGGCACTGCATGGTGAACCTGCAAGTCATTACAATTGTATTTGCGATTCGTGTCATACATTTCTCGAATGCATATCTGGCACAAATAACTGTCTCGTTTCTTGATTTGTTGGCGCTTTTTGTTCCAGACTGAACTATTTCTAAACCTTACTGCATCATCAATTTTCTTTTTCTTAATTGGTTTCCTTTTACAGATGCATCCTTCACCATGGATTCGTCCACAGTAAACACAGCTTGAAAATTTCGCGTATTGGGGCGCATGCAGTAAATTAAAAGTTTTCTTAGAACCAATGGTGCGACTTGGCTCTGGCGCCTCGCCGGTGCACGATTTCTTAATTGGACATCGCCTCCGTTTTAAATAAAAGCAGAGCGCCTGTATTCAGACGCTCGTCGAGAGCCTCGACACGCAAAATCGCGTTCTAAGCTTATTAAAAACAAATTAAAACTTCGCACGCGAAAGAATTAGCCAAGGCTTCAAATTATTAGGAGAAAAGTTATGAAAAAATTTTTACAATAACATATTATCACATAAGACCGGGACAAATCGGGACAACTTTTTATTTCTTTTTAAAAATTAATAGGAGCACTTCATCTAAAGCACTCCTTACAAGAAAGGTATTGGAATATTATTCCATGATATTATTTTATCACAATATACCGGGACAAATCGGGACAACTTTATTTTTTGTTCAAATATCTGTAAAGTTTTTTACGAAGACTTTCTGCTCGATTTTTTCCTCCAATAGCCCTCTCAATCTGCAACCAACTCATGTGACACTCAAATCGGTAAATCATAATCTGTTTTATCAGCGGCTCCTCCACGCCCTCAATATAGCGGCTTATCCGATTCAGCTCGTAAAAGCATTTCTTCAAATTTAAGTCTAATAGTGCTTTTAAATCGGCTATTTGCGCCGCATAGTTTCCAATTTTATCTGAGATGCCCTTGCCTGTTGGTAATCCTGTAATTTTTGTTGAACAATTAATTGCTAGGGTTTCTAACTCAGCAATTCTTCGCTGTTGTTCTTTTATTTCCTTTTTCAGGTAATATAAACTTTTTAATTCATGTAAACTCATTGCGTGGCTTACATCGTTTGATTCTTCTGCATGCCTAAGCGCAAACTCGGCTCCGGCGCCTTGCCGTTTTTTCTTTGTCATAAAATTTCTTCACCTCTCTCAACTTGCGGCAATATTCCATCTTTTTTCAACAAGTCGTAAATAAACAGCCTTCCTTTTTGTGACCAGTACGTATGAACCTTCGTATGCTGGCCGCTATTGTCGAGATACGTGTGCGTTTTTGTGCTTGTATATCCTTTTTCTGCATATTTTTGATACAGAAGCCAAATATCACCTTGCCGAAATTGAACGCCCTTTTCGTGCAAATACTTATTCATCCTTGACGCGCTCCAGCCGTAATCTTTTGCGATTACTGACATAGACACTAAATCCTTACAGTTTAGCACAACGTCGTAATAACTAGCCTTTGGCATCATTTCTGAGATTTGCTGCGTTTGGATGGCAATTGTGTTTTCAAGGCATTTGTTTTGCTTTCTAATTCCCTCAAGCTGTGCTTGCGCAAACTGTAATGCTCGTGACATAGTTGCCTCTGGAGAATTCCATTTTTCTTCAATAGAAATAAAATATTGTCTACACTGTTTGCCTATTTCCGTTCGCTGAAGCATACATAATTCTTTTGCCATCTGAATTGTCAATTGATGGTCAGTACTTGGTCTGCCGCCTTCGGAGGTTTTACTCAAAATTGAGTAAAAGTCTATCCCTTCACTAAAACCATACTCTCTCATCCTTTTAAACCAGTCATTGTACCTTGTTTCTACTTGCAATTCTTCATGTAAATCTCTCCCTAAAACTGTTGGTCTATCGTTTTCAAAGTTTATTTTTATTAAATTGTTCATCATTACGTCCTCCAAAAATTAATTTTTTAATTGTACTTTTCGATTATTTCCTCTAAGTTTCATTTGCTCTCATGACTTTTTCAAGTGGAACGATATATACCGATTTTTTGCAGGTTGGATCGGTCAACTCTGCTTGGTAATACAGCGGTTTATCCTTCTTTTTTCGCAAAATGCACGCTGTGAAAATAAAGTCCTTTATACTGCAACCTTCAAAATTCATTTGTCCTGTG